ATCTTCATTACGGAAGAAGGCCACACAGAAAACTTTACCTTCTGCTGCGCCAGTGCCGTCGTCGACTTCCGGGTGATCCGCATCGAAAGGCGCAAAGCCCTCGATACGACGGTAGCCGCCAAATAATGACGGCTCATAGTTCACGAGACGGGTGGCGGCACCCGGATCATTCTCTGCCAGATCGAGGCTGTTCTCGTTGGAGTTCAGACCGCCCCGGCAGATGACTTTGAAGGACTCTATACGATCAGGCATTACAGGTTCCTGATGTCGTACAGACCACGACGCCGACCGCCGCCGAAGTTGACCCGGTGGTCTCGGATGTATTCGTACTTGTTGATGTAGATTGACTGCAGGTCTTTCAGACCACGCTCAAATGCCTGAAACGCTACACCGGCGCTTTCCGGGTTATCCTTGAACATGTACATGTGATACAGCGCACCATCGACCAACACCGTGTCGAACGAAGAGGGGATGCGCGTCAGATCATTGGCTGCAGTCAGATTTGAGAAGTTGAGGAAGTACCGAAACTTGATTGTGTAGGCCGCGTCAGGTGTGGGACTTACGCCGTAGCCTGCGCCGTGCGACGGGAAGACGTAATCGGGAATGCCACGACCCGCTGCACCAGACGAATAATCGTCGTCACGGTGGCGGTCGTACCACTCATCTCGATCAAGGTAGCGCAGCCCTTTAAAGTCTGCCCCGAGGCTGTCGTCTTTTTGGATCTGGAAACTGTTGAAGTCGACGATCTTCAGGTCCAGCGGGAAGGGGTATTCTTCCTGTCCTGCAGCCAGTGTGTCCGTATGCTCTGCCGCATTAAACGGCCACTCGAACTCTGCTTGATTGATCTTTGCGACTGCGGATTTGACCGCGTCTTTAACCAGTGCCTGAACACCACGAACCCCAGCGAAATCCGCCGGGGCAATCTCCACCTCATTCAGGCGGCGGAGGACTTGATTACACAGGTCGATGTATGGTGTAGGCATCTACAGCTCCGAAACCGGATAGGGAGACGGCCCCCCGAAGGGAGCCGCCATTTCGCGATTAGGCGAGGTTGTACGCAGTGGTGAACATCGCCTCACTGCGAAGCAGTTTGCGACCGTACAGCTGCATGCCACGGACGATGTCCGCGAAAGTATCCGGCGAACGGAAGCTCTCGGTCTTGTTGATCTGCTGGGCAGTTGCCGCAGCGGAGTCATGACCAGCAACCAGAACACCAAAGTCGGTTTCCGAACCAGCCGAAGCCGAAGTACCGGCACCCGTGCCGATGAACGGCAGGTTGTTCGACTTATAGATACGGAAGCCACGGATGGTGCCGGGCATACGACCGTTGCGAAGCTCACCGTCGCCACCGAAGTCGCCGTTGATCAGCTTGCTGTCCTCATCCATCAGGATTTCAGCGAACACCGGGTCCACCACGAGCCAGCGGCCCTCGGTATCGACGTTGGCCTGATCCATCAGACGAGCGATGCGGTTCATAACCGCCAGAGGGCTGGTGATGCCATCTGCGCCGCCACCGGCAGCCAGCGGAACCGATGTAATCTCAGCCTCAACGCCGAGATCGGAGCCACCGAAGTCGGTGATGTCCAGCTTATTAGCAGCAAGCAGTTCGTCGTTGTCTGCCGCCGGATCTTGCTTAGTGCCGCTGACCGAAGTCCGGCGAACCCAGTCGCCGTTGCCGTCTTTTTCGAAGCCAGCAATGTAACCCAGAATCTCTTGGTCGAACGCATCACGCAGCTTATACGCGGCACGGTCGGTGGCGAGATCCATGAAGTTCACATGGCTGTGAGCCTCTTCGATGTCGTCGATTGCGAACTGGAAGTAGTTCGACTGGTCGACAACCATAGTGAAGTCGGCGTCAGTCAGATCCTGCGTTGCCAGCGAAGTACCACGGGCATAGCTGTTGATCGTGATGTCCGGCTCTTTGATGATCTTGACCGAGTCACCGAAGTTGGCGATATCGCCGCTGTAGTCGGTGTTGGTCACATCTTCGACAACGGACGCTTTACGAAGGGCCTTCTGGACCTTCTTGGAGTAAATGACGGGCGAGAAATTGCCGTTAGGCAAGTTGCCGTAGCCGCCAGCAGTGGGGAATGCCATGAGTTTGATCCTCTCTTTTGTGGCATGAAGAAACCCTTGTTCAGGGCGCTCAGGTCACAGAAGGGGACGCTCAGAGTGGCAGTGACTGGTCTGGGTGCGATCAAAGCTGCAGATGGCCATCTGCTGCCTAATCGGGCCAGAAGTCACTGGTGGACTTGCCGTCAAATTCTTCTGATTATGGGAAACACCGTCAGCGGGTAGGGTATTAAACCGGCCACTACGGGAAATGAGGCGGTAAACGCACTCAGAGGGTTCAACACGTTCGTCCGATACTTCAAACGCCGAAGCGAACTGATCTTTCTCGGTTGTAGTTGGACCGCCAGAAGGCGTTATGGGCAGTAGGCCAGACTTACTCCGGCCCACTGTTACAATAGTTATAGCACAGAATCTACATGAATTGCAACCCCTTTTATCGGGCTGCGCCGGTCATGTCGTATTCAAAGTTACCATTACGCATGGCCTCAAGGATTGCATCCTCGTTTTTGTCGTACTCTTGCTCTGACATCCGGGAAACTTGGCTCTCGGTGAACTTGGCCTTACCAGAGGGATTGGGGCTGGTCCGCGATGTACGTCCGACGTCTTGGGCGGCCTGACGGGGATTGTCGGAGGCTTCTTTGCGCTTCCGGCCTTTGCCTGTGTCAGCCTTATAGAGGTCGATGGCACGGGCTGCTGCGTGGGCGTCCGTGTTGTTCTTGTACAGTGCGTCTTGGATGTACGTCGGCTGGACTTTCGCCCATTCGTGGAACGACGGGTCTTGCCGGATGTCGCTGAAGTCAGGATGCAGCTTCAACAGCTCTGTTTCAGCCTTGTCGCGGGTGACCTGCGTCTCCAGCTTCTTCAGGCTTTCCATCCGCTTCTCACCCTCTTCAAGGGCTTCATTGGCCCGCTTCCGGGCGATGGTGTCGACGATCTTTGCCACATCCGGGTACTTCTGAGACCATTGCTCGATCTCTTCATCCGTCTTGGGGAAGCGGATTTGCTGCTTCGTGGCCTGATCAAGCTGCTGCTGCATCTGATCCATCTGCTTCTGGAACTCTTGTTCCTTGTGCTGCATATGCCGCCGCAGATCGCTGTAGCGCTTCTTAAACTGGCCTTCTTCTACTGTGGCAGCGGGTTCAGCGTCTTCAGGTGCCTGTTGTGCCTGTGCAGCCATCTCTTCCGAGTAGCTTTTTTCGTCGTCCATCTCTGCTTCATACGCAGGGTTCTTGTACTTACTCATCATAACCTCAATGTTGGGGGCCGCTCTTTTCAATTGGCGGGTGGCCCAGTTTCAATCAGACGATGAAGGTTACCTTTGGCTTCTTCATCATCCCATACATCGTGGACTTCGTTTTCGTCGGATACGCACTCTCCTCGTATTCCTCCGTCTCGTCGTCCTCGAATTCCGTCGTGGTGGTTTCTACTCCAGCCACTTCAATTTCGTTTCCTTCGGGTGTTTCGAGCGTTTCTTCGCTCCCTTCCCCTTCTTCGGCGTCACGACCCTCTTCCGATACTTCGGCTGCCTCAGATCCTTCGCCATCGGATTCTTCTTCCGTGTCTTCATAATCGTCACCAACTGTCTGGATTAGGCCGTCCATTTTCATAGTCATGAGACCCATCTCGGCCTCTGCCTGTAGATCCATGATATATTTGAGACCATGATACTTCACGACATGAGCGGGCAGGACGTACTCGTCTTGACTGATGTTCACTGGGATATCGTCCCGGACGTTTTCGGCAGTCGCACCGACAGGAATTGCGTTACCCGACACCGGATCAACGCCAGTCATCATGGGATCGCCCATAATACCCCCGCAGGCCATGTCTGGAATTTCGTCTTCCATCTCGGCTTTCTGGATGGCTTCACCACGAGCTTCTTCGTACTCAGACAACTCACCGTCCCCGTCGATGTCAGCTTTCTTGCGGTCGAGTTGGTTTTTGTTTTTAGCCATATCCATTCCTGCCTGTGTTCTTATGCCTTTGCGAGATTCTTTGAGAGCGAGGCCACCTCGTGCGAAATTGCCACTTTGCTCTTCTTCAGGAGCCATTAAACCTACTGCCGGGGCCGCAGCTGCAGGCATAATGGACATGAGTGGGATTTCTTTATTGAGCAGCTTGCGGAAAATAGTTTCCTTGTCCGCGCCAGTAGCTCGGGCAGTAACATCAATGCGCTCATCCAAAAGTCTTGCTACCGACTTCAACTCAGAAGCGAGGGCCGTACTGTCCCCAGAGCCGAACCACCCCATCGACTGTGCTTCAGCGGGGGATACTCCTAGACGCTCCGCCGCCTTCACATAGATATCAGAAAACACGGCATACTCAGTCTGCATATCTTTCCCAGAAACCTTCTGAGACCCAAGGGTATCGTCAATCATTGTCGCGGGATTGAGAGAGGCCGGGTCTTCTTTGTACTGTTTGCGGTACTTCGGTTTAATGTAGCCTTCAGGAATACTCCCCGGAGAGATTTCATTCATAGCATCCAGAGCGCCGCGAATGGCATGAGTGTCAGCGGTCACTCCATCCAGATTACCGTATACGTTTTCGGCAAAGGTCGCAGGCTTAGGGTTTGTGTCGGGATCAATTCCGCCGTCTTGGGTTTTATCCAGAAGGCGTCTATGAATGCCGCTCTCCCCAATCATCATTGGGTAGCCTTTTTCATTAATACCGTCGCCACCCGGCCCAATAACGTCTGCCAAGTCGACATTAAGCTGCCGTTTAGCAAGTGCCAAAGTGGCGTTACGAATATTCTGGGCAGTCTCCGTTCGAGGGCTAGTAGCGGCATAGGCATCCGCAAACTCTTTCATCCACCCATATATTTCTTCGTCGGAGAAACCCATGTCGCGGGCTTTGTCGACAATGGGTCCGGTGTGATAGAAGTATTGAGCCTCAGTACCTAGCCACGGTTGCATCCGCTCCGCCAATCGGTCAGCGATTTTATCAGACATATTTTGAACGGCGCGGCCTCGGTCGCCTTTTGGCAGTGGATTGTTCGAACCCGCCGGTTGGCGCGGCACATACGTTTCTTTTTGGTCTGGCAGAGTTCTCTCGTAGGATTCTGGGCTTAGATCAAAGAGAGGCTCTGATCCTGATGGTTGGGTACGGTCTTTAGGCTTCAAAGACATCTCTTCAGCGCGGAGGCCGAGGACAGTTTGAGTATCAAGGTCGGCATCACCCGCAGCTGGGCCACGCTTTCTAACCACAACCCCCGCCGGACCCAGCCTCACGTTCTCGACTTCAAAGTCGTCCCCCAGAGTTGATTGCACATATTCACGGAGTTCTTTTTGCGTGAAGCCTTTCTGGTAAGTTCCCCGCCCCGTTATAACAGACATAGACTCAGGTCCGGGCTGGCCGGTTGCGGACATAACGTCCCGCCCCCGTGTCGTGATAACTGCCTTCCCACCCGGCTTCAGTACCCGTCCGATATCAGCCACGATTTTATCGCGGGTGTTTTTAGGGACGACGTTCAGAACATTTAGATTTGTGATTTTTTCGTAGCTATTATCTGGAATGTCGTCAGCGGATGAAAACGTCGGGTTAAAGCCTTCACGAGGGAAAGGCTCATATGTATCAAAGCCCAGCTCTTGGCTTCTACCCAAACCAGCCCCAAAATCAAGCGTACGACCTTCCGGGACAGTACTGGACAGAAGTGCTTCCGCTTTTTCGTACGTCGGAAAAGTCCCCGCGATCTGGGTACGCTGCGCGTTCTCCGGCGGCGGGAATTCAAAGCCATCCCCTTGACCCGCGTCAAACGGCGCATCTGTCTTGCCAACATTCCCGAGGTTGGTTCCCATTACGGGAACTTCGCCCGGTTGATTGGCCCGGTCTTTGGCTGTTCGCCCGATGTAGCGGACGGCGTCCCCGCCGGTGTCCAAAACATCGTCCAGCATATTTGCGCCACGGCTAATCCCG